AACCACCAGATATTTGTTCTAAAATATTTAAATTAGTATTAGTTTTTGTTCCCCAAGTACCAGCATTTTCGCCGGTTACCATTAGTTCAACGCCAAGTCCTGTATACGATGATGCCATAAATTTTGTTCTCCTATGCCGCTTTAGTTGTATCTACATCTGTATATGAGGTATTTGATCCTAAGTCAACATTTCCATAGTGTAGAATTCCAAATTGTGTACCTATATTAGCAGTTATCTCAAAGCCAGTCAATCCAAGAACTATGTCTGGTGTAGTTACATCAGAAGCATTTAATGTTCCTGTAGCTAGTAAACTATCTGTAATAGTAACACCCGTGTTGTTACTAGGTGTTATAGCTCCTACTGAACCAGTGGCTAATAAGCTTGTTGTTATAGGGACAATTATAGTAGTAGCATCAATAAGATTTCCTACTCTACCTGTTATCTCTAAACTATCTAATAAAACATTAATATTATCTTTTGGTGCAAGTGTGCCTAAACTTGCAGTCATAGAAAATGCTGATAATCCTATTTGAAGGTCAGCACCGTCTTGAATAGTTGGTGTACCTAAAGAACCTGTTGTTAATAAACTTTCAGATAATACTAAATTGTTATCAAAGAAAGGATCTAAAGCTGCTAAACTTCCTGTTATTTCAAATCCAGATAAGACTATTTCTTGTTTAGTTTCTGCTGTTAAAGTTCCAAGTGACATTGTCATTGGAAAAGCTGGAAGTGTTTCTTTTCCTGCATCTACACTACCCCAACCGTTTTCTCCCCAATCTAAAGTACCCCAACCAGGAAAAACTGTAAATTCTAAATCAGTATCAAGTGTACCCGTTATTTGTAAACCTGTTAATGTAACTGTTTCATCTCCTTGAGCAGCCCAATTACCTTGACCCCAATTCATTGCACCCCATGAAGTTTGAGTAAGGTCTATAATTCCACCCATACCAATACCATGCACCCAGCATGCAAAATAAAAATCAATGGTGTCAGGAGCTGTTTGAGTTATTTCTATCCATCTTGTACTAGCTGCATTAAACGTAGAAGTGTTCATGTAGTCAGCTTGACTAACTGCACCATCTAAATAATAATCTACATTATTTGTAATAATGCCGGCTCTCATTGTAGAGGTACTTAAACTATCTGAATTTGTAAAAAGTGCAGGATGATTATCGTTAGTTGCATTAGATTGATCTAATCTAATAGTAGCACCTGCTACCCACGGTAATTTATAATTAGTTGAACTTGGATCAGTAGTGGGTTGTGCACCATTAATAAAATAAACATTACCAGTACCACCTGCTCTAAATGTAGTTCCTGTTCCGACTGTAACTGTGAAAGTTGTGTCAGCCATAGGGTTTAACTCCCTATGATGTTAATCTGATAATTGCAGATGTTGCGTTATTAGTTGGAAACTCAATAGAAAAAGTTCCATTAGAAACTGTTTTGTTTCCACCAAAAGATACTACAGCTACTGCTTTATTAGAAACGGATGAATTGTAAATTAAACATCCTGCTGTTGTAAAAGTTGCTGAAGTCCAGGCATTACTGTTTGCTACTGATAAATCTGCAAAAGAAGTAAATGATGTTACTGTCGTAGTACCAACACCTGATAAAGTTAAAGTTCTGCCACCTGCTGTGTAAGCAGTGTTTGAAGCTCCACCATCAGTTTGACTTTGACTAACTTCATGTGTTGAAGTTGGAACAGCGTTAGCTGAAGTAGGTGCTCCATAAGCAGTTGTAGTTGTATCTAAAGATGCTGAAGTTGTAAATAAAGCTAATTTAAAAGTGTTTCCACCTGCTGCGAAATCATGTTCGCCGCCAAGTAATTCTGCTTTAAAACTGTTTGGAAGTGCTGATGTTATTGTCATAATTTTTTATCTCCTAATTCCTTTTACTTTGAAGGGGAAGGCGAGTCAATATATAATCTGATAGTTCCATCATCATAATCATCTCTTCTTCTTCTTCCAACTTGCTCAATTGCAAACTTTTCAACTTCATTATTATATCTTTGTTCGTAGTATGTCAACATATCCATTGGACCTTTTAAAAATCCAAATGCTTCTACTAAACAAGCATATAAGAGTCCATTAGGGAAATTAACGCTTAAATAGTTAGATGTAACAGTAGAAGACAACCCAGGAGGTCTTCTCGTAAAATTAACTTGAAAAGTGTATGTTTTATCTGGACATGGTGCAAACATTATAGTTCCTGATGTACTATCTGTATTACCACTCATTGTAGTATCACCACCAAACATTGCATAATATTTAGGTAAACCTCTTCCAGTAGTTGCACTATTTCCTTGGTCTGCAAACTTATTAAATTCATTTAAAAATGTAACATCTCTTTTTTCTAAATATACTTGAGTATCTGGTGTAGTATCATCTTCAGTAATTTGAATTGACCTAACCGCTAAACAACCAGCTGGAGCATTAATGTATTGTTGTCCAATAACTAATGAACCTACCATAGAAGCTCTATCTGAATCTGTGTTTAAATCTCTCATTACTCTTAAACAAGCATTCCCAATAAACTGATCCGTAACAGTTGCAGTAAAAACAGAAGTATCAACTTCACAATAATTTTGAATTGCTGTAGTTAAAGTTGCGTATGTGAATCCGTCATTTACAAATGCCATTATTGTGGTCCTATCGCTTTTAATGTTACTGGTCCTGAGGATGTATTATAACCTCCTCCACGGGTTTGTCCAGAAATTGCTGTTCCAGCAGTAGTTACATTATAGTTATTTAAAGGATCAGGAAGACATCTTGCAGTATCTCCAGCAGTGTGTGCTGCAGCTGTACTTGAAAAAGTACCTCTAACAACTCCTTCTAATTCTTTTGTTATACTTATTCCAGTATAGACTAAAATTTCTGTGCCCATTTTAATCCCATTAATAGGTGTACCTCCAGAAAAAAAATCTACACTTCCTGGTGTACGAGGACTTTGTACTTGAAACCCAGTTACACTAGTTAAAATAATTCCAGTCGTTTGAGTGGCATCAATAGTAGTAGTAATAGTTGTAGCTGTTGAAACACGTCTCCCTGGAATAATAGTAAAACCATTAAGATCACAAATTTGAGCTCCAGTTATACCATCTATATTAGCAATATTATTAAAAGCACCTGCAATGCCAGAAGGTCCTCTAAATTTTACAAAACTTCCATACTGTCTTCCATGGTTTTCTTCAAAAATATTTATAATACCACTACCAGCTGATAAAGTACTAATAGGATTAAAACTTAAAAATCTTAAACTATCTGGTGAATCTTGTTGGGGTCTTGTAGTAGTTAAAGCTGTTGGATCTGCTGCACTTGGTTTTGGATCTAGTTGTGGTTGTTTACTTTCAAACTCAGAAAAATGTACAAATAAACCATTCCATTGAGTAACCATTTCATTCCAAGGAAATGCTTGGCCACTAATGTCTGATATCGCTAGTGAGTATCTTCCTTGAGCAAATCGTGCCATAATTAAATTCCAGGATAGTATGTTTTCGGTGTAATAAACGTACTCGTTTCCGAACCATCCGCTGCCTCCGCTCTTAGTAATTCATCTTCATATAACATTTTTAAATTTTGTGTTCTGTCTGGTGCATATTTTAGACTTAAATAATAAGCTAAACCTGCACACATACAAGGCATGTAGTAATAAGGAACATCAACACCATTAGTGTAATTTCCTACGTCTTGTATTCTTTTCATGTAATAAAATTGAATTCTATCACCAGCCTGACTTGCTCCAGGAGTCGTGTATAAAGTTATAGATACTCTATCTATAAATCTTTGAACCCAATATTGAGAAGGTTGTCCTACTGCTAGTTTATTAGACAAAGAAGAATAAGTAGATCTTGCAATTTTAGTTAAAGGTGCATCTGATTGATTTGTAGTTCCAGCGTTATTTCTATAAGACGCTTCAAAGACATCATCAATACCATAAACAGCGGCTCCAGCAATGTCTAACAATGTAGAAGTACCATCAGTATCTGAACGGTAACCAATGTATTCTTTAGTACCTGCAACTAGTGTTGCATAGCCGTCAGCAATTTGCCAAAGATGAATTCCTCTATTAGCCCATTCTTGAAAAAGTATATTTAAAGATCTTCTAGCAGTTTTTAACTGGTAACCAGCAACTCCTCTTAGTCCACATCTTTCATAACTTTCTTCAACAATTTCGTCGATAGAAAAGTTTTTTCCAAAAACTGTAGTTCCTGAAGTTGTATTTGCCATGTAATCCTAACCGTCAAAGAAGAATGTTGCTGAACCTAAACCTGTTACGTCTGTGTATGCTCCATTTGGAAATAAGATACCATTATCTGGAATATATGGATCTGTTTGATTAGTTACTCCACCAGGAATACCAAGTTGTAATCCAACTACTCCTGTAATAGATGAATCTCTAACAATTAAACTAACTGCATTTGTTGAAGAGTGTACATGCATTCCTCTTACTCTTGTTCTACCAGAAAATATTGGTCCTGACGCAGAAGCATTAGTTCCTATAGATAAACTTGTAGCAGTCGTTGGTTTTGAAATTTGTGTGACTGAAGTAAATACTTGTGTTGTGTCATTATTTGCATTTCCAGCTGGTCCTGTGTGTGTAGCTGTAACAGCTAAACCATTTTCATCAGTACCTGTAATTGTAAAAACAATTGCGTTAGTTGTGGCACTACCTGATGTAAACTTTAATGTAGTTGCAACATTACTCCAATTATCAAACCCTGCTGCCGTAGCTGCTAAAACAATATCTGTAGTCCCCGTAGTTGTTTGGTTAGCTGCTACATTCGTTGTACTAGCACCTAAAGGTGCCATGAATTTTGCTTTTACTGCTGTTACATTACTCATAATTTTTTCTCCTAATTTAATACTGAAGCCCCGAAGGGCTTCAGTTAAATTTTATTAGTTAGTCGGTGCGTAAGTAATTCCTCTGTCTTGTGATGCCATAAAGTAATCACTAGTTAGAGTATTAGTTACTGCCGCTGTTAAAATCATATCCCAAGTTAGTCCCATTCTTGCAGCTGCAGTTGCAGTTGGTGGAAAGGTATCATAAGCTACTGCTGCTTGTGATTGATTTCCTGCTACAAATTGAGAACTAGCTACACCATTTGCTGTTCTAGAAGAACAAGAAGCGTAAAGTCTTCTGTTGATGTAATAATTAACTGAACTTGATTTTACTTGTCCGTTAGCTGCTGTTGCTGGTGAGTTTACTAATTCAAAACCTAAAGTAACAAAAGTGTTTGCCGCCATTGTACCTAATGTAACTAAGTTTGGATCAGTAGGAGTAATTTGTAATTCAGCACCATTTGGTCCTTTAATACAAGCTGTTAATTGAAGTGCTCCTGCTAAACTTTTAAAACCAACTAGGTTTGTAACTGCTGCACCAAAAGTACTACCTGCTGCCGCACCTTGTTCAGCTAATCCCCAAAAAGTATTTGGACCGCCTTGAAAAACGCCTCCTGCTACTGTAGTAAGTTTAGTTCTACATTCAAAATATAATCTATTGCCTCTTGCTGCTGGAGTAGCAAAGTTCATGTTACCTTGAATCATAGTTCCATCATTTACTGCACCTACTGGTACAGAATTAACTTCTCCATTTAAACTACCATCTTCAGTCAATGTATTTAATGCAGTTGGACTGTTAGTATTACCAATTACAGACCAAAA